TCCCGTTCCCACGGGATCATGTTTTCAATATCACTCAAACTATATTTATGATGCTGCATGAGGGCGAAGTTGATCTTGTAATATGAAACAAGATCCTCATGGAGCATCGCTAGTTGAAAAAAGCTGCTAAACCCTCCAACTTCACAGTACTTTCTTTTTTAGTCTTAGGATTTGTGACTGTTATTTCATGAGTAAGTTTAGGCATAGTTGTAAAGAACTTCTCCAATTCTTTAAACTGTTTAGAACCTAATCCCTCTAGAAAGTCTACCATTTCCTTCTGCGTAAAGTCTGATCCTGTCCAAGTTTCATCCTCACTAAAGATCATTTCAACACAACTAGCAATCATCTCAATAGATTGCTCAAATCCAACATTATCAACTTGGAAATTATCTTTAATAAACTCATCCAATGAAGGATACTTCATTCTCATTTTTAGTTTATCATCTAAAATAATGTCTTTATCATGATCTGGATCAAATGTCACTCCTATAGCATCTAAATCCACAGTTACTGGTACATTAGTAACACCATCATCAGGACAAGTAACTTGAATGTCTACTGTCTCACCAACAGACTTACCTCGTACATTTAAGAACAGGTATTCAATATCAAATGTTGATAATTTATCAATCTTAATTCCTTTTGTAAGGATACATTGTCCTAGAACTTGCTTAACTGCTCTAGCAATATCTCCAATATCATTACTTTCCATAGCAATGACTAGAATTTTTTCTTCTTTAACCAAGAATGGTCTATATCTAATTTTCCTTTTTGATGAAGGAATCGTCAACTCATAGGTTGGTGCATTAATCTGGGGTAATGGCATCAGTTTTTTCCTTTAACTACACCACAAAGATAAGACATTGTGGATTTCAATAAGTTACCATCCAATTCATCAAACATATACATGTTTAAACGAAATGCATAGTTTGCCTCAGTAACGATAGCATTTACCTGTGATGTTGTAACAGGCAGTTTATTTAGGGTAGCACGATAATTATTTTTAAATTCTTTTTTATCTTCAATATCAGGAAACTTGTAGAAGGCAAGACCTTCATCTTCAAGTTTTAGTGATTTCTCTGCTATATTTTTAAGAATTTGACCACCAGAAAGATCACCAAGATACCTAGTGTAGTGATGTCCTACCAGAAGTTCTGGTTCTTCGTGAGCAACCTCTTGAATACGCTCCATGTATTGCTTACATGCTTGTGAAGGATATATTTTCTCTCGCCAATCTATGCCAAAGAAATAATCACAATCCTCTGATAAAGCATCATGCCTATACAGTTCTGGTATATCCAGAGGTCCTACGATAGGATCATCTTTTAATCTTCTGACCTCTGCTTCTATAGTATGATATATGAAGTAAAAGTTAGAAATTAACTCTCGATAATTCTCTTTGTCTACGACTCCTTTAAGGAATGATGAAACAAATTTAGTGTTCTCTGCTGCTGAATGAGATTTTTTAGTTCCCGACTTCAGTTCTTGTGCAAGTCCCATATCAATTTTTAATGTATATATTATAGCACAGATTAACTACTTTCGCCAGTGGCTGCATCTAATTCTTCTTGAGTCAGTGTATAACCAGTACTTTGAAGACCATCTTCTTTAAATAAACCTGACCTATCTGGTATGCTACCAATTGCAGTACCTGATGTTACATTTGCGTAGTTAGCAGCATATGCTCTACGATCTAATGAACCCATCTTACCAAAATAGTATCTGTCATATGCAAATGTAACCTGACATTCAAGCACTTGGTTACCATCATATGCAACAGGCATAGAAGACACAGCAACTGGAAAACAATTTAAAAAATTATATTCTACACTTCTAAAATGATCTTTGTCAAACTTTTGAATCTTTATAGTATCAACCTTATATTCATCTGGATACTGCATTCTATGGTAATATGCAATATTTGTTCTGTCTACTTGATCATTAGATCCAGATGCTATGAACTCATGCCATAACTCAAAAAATTCTAGTGTTCTATATTGATTATCAACATAAAAAGTAAAAGACACATCAGTATATACTCTTGAATGTGCCATTTTTTCAACAATACCCATTCTTTGACCTTCTACCTGTGCTGTTGCCATGGTCGTTGCAGGTAACTCAGCACTATTACATAATAATCCTAGATCTCTACTAATAAAGAAGTTAGTGACTCTAGGAGATCTTGAACTAATATATCCTCTTAATCGTTGCAGAGCACCAAAACCTGAGAAGAATACTTCATAGTGGTTTGTCGTAGCAACCTTTTGGAATAAACTACGAATTTGTTCTGTCTTTTTAACTCTTGGGTACTTGGGCACAATAAATACCTATGGGAACTTATACGATTATGGCACACTCTGGCATATTTAGACCTTCTAACATAAAAAAGTATAGAGGAGACTATCGTAATATTATTTATCGTAGTTCGTGGGAGAAAGTCTTCATGAGATACTGTGATAAAAATAGTAATATATTGGAATGGGGATCTGAAGAAACTATTATCCCATATCGCTCACCATTAGACCAAAGAATACATAGATATTTTCCTGATTTTTATATTAAAGTTAGAGATAATGGTGGTAAAGCAAAGAAATATATTATTGAAATAAAACCTAAAAAACAATGTATTGAACCAAAAATACAAAAAAGAAGAACTAAAAGGTATATCAGAGAAGTTATGGAATATGCTAAAAATCAAGCAAAGTGGAAAGCAGCAAGGGAATACTGTGCTGATAGACATTTAGAGTTTAAAATTTTAACAGAGGATAATTTGCCAGTATGAGTAGATTACAGGAAATTGTAGATGGAGCGACTGGATTGAGAGATCCAGAAGATATCATGGAGGAAATTATGGAGGCACTTAATGATACTGTGTCACCTATTCCTGATCCTGGCAACTATTACACTTTTGTATATAATGCAAAGACACCTAAGTTAAGATATGATCAACACCCTTTGATTGCATGTACAGATATACAACAATGGGGATTCAGAGGATTCAACTATCATTGGGGTTTGATGAGAAAATATACATGGAATGAAGTAGCAGGTCAAGTTTATCAAGTACAATCAAATGAATTGCGACATGCTAGGTCATTAAAATATGCAAAATTCTTGCTAAATAGTTAAAAAGAGGTCGATAAACCAATGGCAAGTTTAATGAGATATCCTTCTGACATAATAGATGCCAGTACAGACTATTTCAAGATAGAAATTTTAAAAAATATAAAAACAGGAAAATTAGGTACAGAGACACTAAGTCAATTAGGTACTGGGAGCAACAGAGCAGCTCAAATAAGCGATCAATATACTGATCAACCTGCAAGACATACAATTATATTACCTATACCAGGCAATATTCAAGATAACAATGGTGCTCAGTGGGGAGAAAACAAGTTAAATGATTTTTCTGCAGCGATTACAAAAGGAATAGGTAATATGATAAATTCGGATACTGTTGGAGATGCTCTTAAAAGTCCTGTAAAAGATGTACAATCACTGTTTAAAGACCAAGGATCTGCAGGAAGTGATGTTGCAAACTATGCAAAAATGGTTGCAGCAACAACAGCAGCGAATGCTCTTGGTGCTAATGTCACTCTAGGTGGTTTACTATCAAGATCATCTGGTCAAGTCGTAAACCAGAACTTAGAAATGGTATTTAATGGTGTAACAATAAGAAGTTTTAATTTTGGTTTTGATCTCACACCTAGAAGTAAAAGTGAGGCAGGAATAGTAAAAAGAATAATTAAAACTTTAAAAATACATAGTGCAGCGAAATTAAATAATGATGGTATGGGTTTCTTAAATGCTCCTGATATATTCAGAATAGGATATTATAAAGGAGGAAGTCCTCATCCATTTTTAAATAGATTCAAAACATGTGCATTAACTAATATGTCTACTAACTATACTGGGAGTGGCACATACGCAACATATGAAGATGGTACACCTGTACATATGAAATTAGATATGTCTTTTAAGGAACTTAATCCTATTTACAGAGAAGATCATGAAGAAGTTGAATCAGTAGGTTACTAATGTCAAAACACTATTTTAAACATGTACCAGATATCAGGTACAAAAATCCATTAACAAGTTCTCCTAATAATGACAATTATGTCACTATTAAGAACTTATTTCTAAGAGCAAAACTTAGAGATGATGTTTATTCTGCAGTTACATTTCTACAGTCATATACAATACAAGAAGGTATGCGACCTGATAATGTAGCAGAAGACATATATGGTAACTCAGAATTAGATTGGATTATATTAGTAACAGCAAATATTATTAATGTGAGAGATGAATGGCCAATGAGTGGTGATGTGTTATATCAATATTGTGAAGATAAGTATGGACTAGCAATAAATGACACAAGACATCATGAGACAGAGGAGGTCAGAAATTCTGAGGGTAAACTAATTCTTCCTGCAGGTCAAATAGTTGATAGAGATTATACAATACCAAATCCATTAGTATTCAATACCACAATAAATCCAGTCGTACCTATCAGTAACTTTCTAGCAGAAACTAGAGTTAATGAACAGAAAAGAAGTATTAAAGTTATGAGGAGAGAATATCTAACTATGTTTATGATGGATATGAAAGAAGCTCTGGAATATACTAAGTCTTCTCAGTTTATCAATAAAAAATTAAAAGATACTTAAATAAGTGCCTCTAGTTCTGCAACACTAGTTGCGTTAGTTATTGTAGTATATGGTACTGCAGGGTTTGATTTAAGAGATGCAGACTCACCCTTCATGTCTGCTATTGATTGTATATCTGCATTTTCTTTTGCAATGGCAAGATATTGTGCTTCTAAAATTTCTGTTGTCTTAGTTTTTGCTACAGTTAGATCTACACCAACAGATTGTAAACTGTGGTCGTATTTCCAAGCATCTCTAAACTGATTAGATGGTAACGCAGATGGTTCAATTAATGAATAGTCGGATGTAGGTATATCTTTTGCTATTACAGCATCATCCGATAGAGGGCAATCCATTGTAGGGATTACTACTCTACAGTTGCCACTGGCATCTGAGTATGCAATAACTTTGTTGCGTGACATCTTTATGCTGCACCTACAGTTGCTGAAAGACTAAGTGCCCAAGGATAAAGTATTAAAACTTTTGCTTTTGCATCATCAGCATCTTTCGCATACACATCTGCAGTAAAATTACCATTTGCACTGTCTGTATATGTCACTACAAAGTGATTTCCTGTGTATCCTGCCATTTTGATAAGTCGATAGAATAAAAAAGAGGGAGTAAATCCCTCTTGTTATTTATATTTACTCTTCAGCTAACTTCTGAAAGTAAGATAGTGCATCATCTTCAGTTGGAGTGTTTGCTACAGGAGTTCTTCCTTCGCTTAAGTCTTCCAACTCTGCTTCTTCATCTACAATGCGTGAAGTTGCAGGTGATTGGTTAAGTCTCAATACAGACTCAAGACGCTTTTTAAGTTCGTCATATGTCTTGAATTGATCAGCAGCAACTATTTCTGAAAGAGAATATTCTTTCTTCCATAATTGCTCAAGAGCATCATCATCATTTAATAATGGTGCTGCTGCAGCAAACTCAGAACTGTCGTAGTTCCAATATCCTGCAACTTTCTTGATCTTAACCTTAAAGTCTGCTCCTTGCCAGAAATCAAATGGGTTTAGAGGTGTTTCATCCTCAAACTCAGGTTGCATAGAACCCATGATCTTATCAAAGATCTTTTTACCAAACTTGTACAAGAATACTTTACCTTCATTAGAAGGGTTAGCAGGGTCTTTTACAACATAGATGTTAGAGTAAAATGCTAACTTACGCTTTTGATTACGAGCAATTTGCTTATCAGACTCCACACCACTATTCCAAAGACTAGTGTTGAATTCTGAACAAGGATCTTTTTGATTCAATGTTGTTAATGAATTTTCAATGTACCACCCGCCAGGTCCTTGAAAGGCATGGGAATACATTTTTACCCAAGGGAGGTCTTCTCCGTCAGGTGCAGGTAGGAATCTGATTACTGCGTAACCATTACCTGCCTTGTCAACCTCTGGTTTCCAGAGTCGCTCATCTCCTTTGTTAACTGAGTTGGTTTTCTCAACTTCTTTAACTAACTTTGCAGTAAGACTGCCAAGTGAAGATTGTTTCTTAAGTGATGCGAAAGACATAGGATTTAATTGGATTAAATT